AATGAAATCCTCCCAGACAAATATTCTTTTAAGATTGGAGGATGTTGCCCCTTTGTCTCAAAGATAGAGTTGAACTCTTGATTATCAAAAAGAGATGAGATTTCATTCGTAAATATATATCGCAAACTTTGCATTCTCTTTTGCCACTTAGTGTGGTTTTCCTCACCAGAGGCAATGATCTCTCCAATCCATAATTTGGCTGGATCAGAACACTCAACAAAGTTTGCAAGAAAATATTGTCGGATTTGTTCATCTGACTTTTGACGAGACATCTTCTCGAAAAAGTATTTGTCTTTACGTTTATTAAATGATGTTACTGATGATTTAATCTTACCATTGTATTGAAAGAAATCATAGTTAGGTTTACTAAAATGATTTTTAAAGGCAAGATAACAACAGTAAACATCAAACGGTGTCATAAAGGCAATTTAGCTCTCGAACTTTTCTTCAAATAATTTAATTGCATTGCTTCACATCGAATTCTTTCCTTCAAAGGTTTTGAAATTAGTTTCGATACTGTCTCAATGTCAATTGTATTTTCATCACAGTAAGTCACAATTGATTCAATGTAAGTTAATCCACTTTCTCTAACTAGTTCCTCAATATCATTTGAGAACTTTGATTGACTTAAAAACTTGGATTCTAACTCTTTGATTATTTCATTTTCCATAAGATTTTAGATTGTCATTTACAAATTCCTTGATGTATTGGATAAGTAATCGGATATACTTTTTCTTATCATACTCTTCATATACCACACATTCTCCATTTTCGCAAGCCATGATGATGACAAGTTTCTTGGCGACTAAACCAGTCAACTCATACAACATGCAGGCATATCCTGCAGCTTGCACAAAGTAGTGTTCGATCCATTCTTTTGGTTTAGGTTTCTTGGATGTTTTAAAGTCGATGATGGCAAGTTCACCATTATACTCGGCAATGCAATCCACTGTTCCTGCAACTCCAAGAACCTTACTATACATTGACGATTCAAGTGCATGAATATTGTCAATCTTATCCAGTTGAGGTGTTGCAATCTGGAATAAAAATTCCGACAGAGGAAGAACATCTGATGGGCAATCTAAGTTCTTCAGATAGAACTCAGCGAGAGTATGCATATCAGTTCCACGACTGGTTGCAGCCTTGGTAATCTTATCTGCCTCCTGTTCACCAACTTTTTTTCTCCAGTTGGCAAAGAACTGCCGATTCTTGTGACTCGTAACAGATGTAATTGATACAAGTTTCAGCAGTTCTTCTTCATCAGGAACTTTATAATAACGAATACCATCGATAGTTTCCCTTTCAAGTTCAGGGAGATTCAACTCAATATGTTTAAACATTAAAAACCTAAATTCATTTTGTTTACAATATAAGACTTGACTAAACCAGATCTTACAATATCATCAACACCAAATTCAATACACTCAAACTCTGGCATTGCTTGAAGGATACGAGTGAAATCAATGATTCCATTTCGTTCGTTTGTTTTAATCAAGTCAGTCTGAGTAGCATCACCACAGAACATAATCTTACAATCTTCACCAACACGGGTGATAATTGAATCTAACTCATGGAAGTTAAGGTTCTGACATTCATCAACAATGATAATAGATCTATCAAAAGTTGTTCCACGAATGAAAGATGTGCTCCAGAAACTAATTGTCTCTTGAGCTTTGAGATTGCCATACAACATCTCAAATTCTTGATCCGTTGACATCTCAAACATATACTTTACCATATTCTTATATGGAATTTGATAAAGTGAAGATTTGTCTTCATGATCTCCTGGAAGAAATCCAATTTCTCTTGTTGCGACAAGAGATCTCACAATGTAAATTTTATCATATGGTGTGACTTCATCAAGAACTTCTCGAAGTGCATTGTAGAGAGTGATAAATGTTTTACCAGTTCCTGCAGCACCATATGCAAATAGATTCTTTCCTTCTTTATAAGCAGAGAAAAGTTTTCTCTGATTTTCAGTTAATGGTTCAATGTCGGTTAAGAAATCCGAGTTGATCGGTTTTTTTCTTCGCATTTGTTTGGCACTCATTCCAATACCTACTGGGCCAGAATCCTTTCTTCTTTTTGCGGGCATAAATCTACAGTGTGTTTATGTTTGATCCAGGCATTTGTTTGACGCGACGTAGAACGTCGTTCCAACCTGGATGAGACTTCTTCAGTTTGTTTTGCCAATCACCAACTTCGCCAACACCAGCTACACCAGCACTCCAATCTTTATCCCAATCAGGATTATCTTTTCTCCACTGTGTATAAGAATCAACTGTCATTGACAGTTCTTGTTTTTCACCAGTAGTTTTATTGATAACAGGATATAAAGGCATTCAGTTCTCCTCCAGGGGTTCCTGGTTGTTGTATTTAGTTACAAACTCCTTCTTTAAATGTGAACGAACCTTTTGATAGAAGTCAAGAATGTCATGATTGTTATTGTAGATCAATCCACATTTTTTTGCAATTTCAATTACTTCTTGATTATTCATTAGTCAATCCTCAGGGATGGTTGAATTAGTTCGTCACAGTTGCAATCATCACATACCCATTCCAATGCTTTTGCAACTGTAGGAAAGGCACAGATAAAGATGTTCTTAACAGATTCAGCAACATCCATATGTTCTTTCTGAGTTCCATTGGCAGTTCTCAGTTGAATGTAATGAATCCATGAACGGCAAGTGCCAGTCATATAGATTCTGGTAGGAGTTGCAAGAGGCAATACAAACCTTGCACATTCTTTTGCTACACCTTGAGACAGAAGAAAGTTGTAGGTGTCTTGTGCATCACGGAAGAGATCACTGATCATCTTATTCAGAAGAAAAGTTTTTTCTTCATCCATATCATCAATAGAATTTTGACGATTCTTAGTATCCTGACGGCGAAGTTCAGGAAGTGGGATATCATTTGATAGTAGATTTGTATCAGCGTATCGTTGAGAAAACTCTTGATAAGTGAAACTACGATGACGAAGAATTTGTGCTGCAATTCCCCGAGTAGTTTCAATCTCCACTGTCATACTTGATTGTTCAAACACACTCCAGTGATTATGTTTGATGCAATAAGAAAGAAGTTTTGCGTAATCTGGATTGTCTTGGTTATTTGGATTACTCACTCTGGCAATATAAGCCATAGTCTTTTCAGCATCGGGAGTGAGTGAAATTAATTTAGCAGTATTCATTCAGACATTAAAAAACCTCTGGGTTTATTCTATCCCAGAGGTTGTATTTTGTCAAGGTTTATTTTTTTATGGATCCTGGACTAGATCCACCTCCTCTCCTTCCACCCATACCACCGCCAGCTGGTTTAGGGCCTACAATTTTGGGGCCTACAATTTTGGGGCCTACAAGGTTTTGGGATCCCTTAACTCCAAGTGCTTGTTGACGTTTAATATCACTTGCAGCAGCTGTCTTAAGTTTTGCGGCAGCAAGTTTAGCATCATTTGCCTTATATGCACCAGGATTAAATGTTCTACCAATTCTTTCAAAAGGATTTGTAGTTCCAGTTCCAGGAGCATCCGATCTCTTATAAACTGCTTTACCTCCCTTAAATGCAAGATGCCCAACTTCAGACTTACCAGTTGTAGGATCTTTAACTACTGATGTCTTAGCAAGTTGAACGGTTTTTCTTTGTTTCCCCACACCTGTTGACATAAACCCAGTTCCATCTTTTGCTTTACTGAAGGTAGTCTTACCACCAATACCAGTCAGTGCTCCACCAGCCTGGCGTTGACGATTTTTAACTTGAGCTGCCTTTAGTTCTTGTGGTGTCTTTCCAGCAACAGTATCAAATGCCTTACCAGCAGCACCTGATCCAGCCATATATCCACCAATACCACCAATAACAGTTCCAACACCAGGAAGAATTGCTGTTCCTAAAGCTGCACCTGCTGCTCCAGCAGCTAATCCACCAGCAGTTTCAGTAGCACCACCAGCAATAGATCTCTTCCAAGATTGCCCCTGAGATTTTCTATTCCAAGTCCTGAGTCCAACATCAACAGGAACAGCAGCCTTAGAAGCAAAACTTCCCACTCCCTTTAAAACACCTAAAGCTTTGGTTCCTCCAGGAACTTTAGTCGCTCCAGCTTTAATAGCACCTTTTAACTTTGAAGCTTGAGAACCAATCTTCCTATTCATTTTTAAGTTTGCTGCCTGAACATTTCTAACTCCAGGAACTCTTTGCAATTGTTTATTTGCAACATTGCCAACGGCAGTTCCTGCCGCAGCAGGAGCATCAACAACCTTACCAGCAACATTCTTTACAGTTGATCCAAAGTTTTTTAGAGACTGTTTTATTCCAGTTGGAGCATTTGGTTGCCCAGGAATAGTTGTATTGGGGCCAGTAAATCCTGAACTAGTAACTGGTGGTTTAGTTGTTCCTGGTGGAGTTGTAGTTCCTGAACTAGATGAAGGTTGAACTGGAGGTTTTTTTAATAATTTTTTACCCATGTTTCTTGCAAATTCTTTTGGATCATTTGTCACATCAAACTTATCAGCTTGTTGTGTTGTTAGTAAATAAGTTTTATATCCCTTATTCTTTGGATCTCCTACACCCTGATATGTCATTCTTTCTGAAGGCAACTGTGACTTAGGGACTCTAAAAGTTCTAACTTTGCCTTCACCTGGAGTTGGATCAAACTTCTTAGATCTATCTGCAGCGTATTTAGAAGCAACATCTTTATCTGGAGTTGTATAAACTCCCTTTCCACGCATTTGTCTTGTCACATTTACATCATCTTTCCATCCTTTTTTACTGATACCTTGAGATCCTGTTTCAGAAGTTCCATGGTAAGTTCTTTGGTATGGTTGAATTCTTTTTGGTTTACCAGATGCATCTAAATTTCTACCTTGCATTTTATTCGACAAAGATTTTTGTTTTTTTCTTTGTCTTTGTAATCCAGATTGCAAATCTTCTTCAAGATACTCTTCTAACCATAAAATATTATATAAGTCTTCTTCGTCTAAACTTTCAACTACTAGAAATCTTTCAACCTCACTCAACTCTTCATAGAAGAAGTCAAATAAATCAACAGCTTCATTTAAGTTGAGTGGTGCTTTGTCTTCTGCTTCAGCAAAAAAGTAATTAAAAGTCTTCATCTAACTCTAAAATTTTCCTCTTATTATTTATTCTTCTAAGAGTTTACTGATTACCCTTTCAGTTCCATCCATCTTCTTTACCTGATACAAAGAAGATCTCATATACCTCTTCAGTTTCTTATAGCGTTTCATAAGTGGTTTAAGTTGATCTAGATCAACATCCACATTTAGATCACCGCTTTTTACGTTCGGGTTTTGTGTATCCGTAGAGTTTTGGATTAACTCTTCCGTCTGTCCACTTGATTGATTTGATTGCTGATCCAATTCCGAGTTTGTCATAATAACAGTCAAAGATTTTTACGATTGTATTTGATTGAACAATGTCATAACAGACACTACCTCTATACTCATAAGTCACAAGATATGAATTAAGAGGTAGAGATTTATTTTCAGCAAGAGACTTATCACAATTCTCATGAATCATAAGAACTCCTGCTTTCCGATTGTTTTCTAAGTCACTTGTATCCCAACAGGATTTTTTTGACTTAGGTTCTGTTTCCCCATTCGATTGTTGGGAAGGCTTCTGCGACGACATTTTGAGTAATTCTATATTTCTTTCCAAGTTTCTTATCCTTTACTAAACATAATACTTCAGCTTCAGACTCATGAAGCCCTTCAAGCATTTGAAGAAACATCATTTCTTTTCGACTCTGAGAAAGATCATTGTTTCCACCAACTACAAAGTTATGAAACATTCGATGTTCATGAACCAAACGAGTATGTTCTGTTCCAGCAGGAGCATCGTTTGGAGCATAAGGAACCTCACCCTCTGGAAGGGCAGTCTTAATTGACTCATCAAAGTTCCAGATGAGAAGTTTTTTAAGAGCAGGAGATTCGTTCTCACGAAGAATCAATGCTTTCTCCTCTTTGGTTTTTGCGTTGTGTGCTTTCTGTAGAATTTCCGAAATCAGTGGATTTGTTGGTAATTTAGCCATATCAGTTTAAATAAAAATTAATAATCTTCTTCCTCATTATCATAATAGTTATCAAAGTTAAAGGCAATCAGTGTATTGTCGATGAGATTGCCATTTTCATCATACATTTCTGGATGAGTGCTAATCTTAATTCTTCTTTTGAAAATATCTTTCGCAACCAGAACCATTAAACCACCCACTAGAAAAAACAAAAGGGAAAACATTATACTGAAAGTTAGAATGACTGAAGTGTAATCCATTCTAGTTCTCCTTTTGCTTAGGTTTCCTTATATCAAGAGAAAATTCAAAGTAAACTGTGATCTCTCGTTTAAAAAGGTTCAACAGTTTTTCAAATTGAAATAATATAACATTATTTTTTTGGAGTTTCTTCTTACGAAGAAGTAACTCTACTCCTCTATTTAGAGGAATTTTTCCTGGTTCTTTTCTTCCTTGTATTTTTAAGTTTCTCATACTCCAATCCAGCAGTTATAATTCCTTCAAGATATTCTTTCATCCTGCGAACTTCTGGTTTAGAATACCCAGGATAGGCTTCTCGAATAAAAGAATCACCACCAGTTAAGAATGATTCAAACTCTTCAATTTGTTCTCGAATGATTCCAATGTAATGACATGAATTAAATTCTTCAATCATAGTTTTAGAAACTTTCTCATCAACAAGATAATGATAGAAATCAAAGGTAAATTTTCGATGGAGAATAAGATCATCAATGACTTGATTCAATAAGTCGATGATATCGCCCACAGAATTAATCATACAATCTTTTGTTCTTGCAGCCATTTTACAGTCTCTGTGCAGCCTCCAATTAATTTATCATTCATAACAACTCTAGGAAAAGTTGAACCTGATCCAAACTGATTATAGAACTCTTCTCTCGTAAAGTCAACCCCCAGTTTATATTCTCTAAAACTTTGCCCAGTCATCTCTAGAATCTGAACAACTTTAACACAGAAAGGGCAACCTTCTCTAGAATATATTGCAAAATTTTTCATTTAATACCTCTTGTAATTAATTGTAAATTATGATTTTTGGATTGAAATGCATTGACTAGAAACTCACAAGCTAAAGATGGATCTGTGTGATTTCCACAAGTGAATACATCTAC